CATCCATTGTTCATCTGTTACAGGTTGACTTTGCCAGTATCCTAATCTTTGTCCGAGAGGTTTGTACACTTTCTAATATACTCCTAACTGTAAACAAGCGACCATATCTTTCTACTGCATCACTTGCATCTTTTATATCATGTTCCCAAGGAGGAAAACTTACATTCCATCCTCGCTTAATTGCAATATTTACTGTATCTATACCTGCTTTATCAAAATCAGGAAGTAATATTACATCTTTGCCTAAATCTTCTATAATAGCACACTGAACCTTGTTGGGAGTATTTCCTGCAAGTGCAACACCACCAACATGCAAAGCATCAAATTGACCTTCAGTTACAATAACTTTATCATGTTTAGATTGTGCATCTAAATTGTACACAAAGTTTTTTGGCATTTGATTAAAATATTTAGGCATTGTATCAGGTCTATCATCTCCTACCCAACGTGCAGTATATCCAACTATAACGCCTTTGTAAAAAAACGGCAGTATTACTCTACTTGCAAAATGCATAAATGGTGACCAATACCAATGTTCATGAAAGTCCAAACCACGTTTCATTGTGTATGTACAAGCCAGTGCTAATTGTTCTAGTTGTTTTTTATCTAAAATGTCCAAAGGATAGGCTCCAATTTTATAACTGTTTGGAGGCAATTCCATTGGCTGCCAATCTATTTTAGTTTTTGTTTCTTTTTCTTGTTTTATAAATTGTTTACTGATATCTTTGCTGTCTTGTTCACGTAACAATTCTAAATTAATTCTTTGTATGTCAGATTCGTCAACACCAAATGTTTTTAACAAACTTGTAAGTTTACCACCTATACGTCTGTCTTCACTCCATCCAGTTTTAAATCCACAATTAAAGCAATTGTATTGAAATGTATCATCTTTAAACATAATACCTCCACGTCCTCGGGTATCTGCTCTATGACCACGCTGACTACACATTGGACAGTTGCCACTAATCCACCCACTTGGAGTATGCTTCCAACCAACAGGCATGTGTTGTCGAATAAATTCTAATACAATCATATTATGATATTAACTTCTATATATGACTTTGTCAAGTGTTCCTGAATTACTTGCATCGGGTGTATGTACTAATCTAACAAAGGTGTACATACCAATAAATGTGTGATAATCAACTATTGTGCTACTACTCACTGTGTAACTTTGTCCTGGTACATCAAAAAAATCAGCACTTGTTGGTTGTAAACTTAATGTTGCTTGCATTTTATACGTACCGGTGTAGTTTGTTAAAAATACTTGAACTGTGTTCAAACCACTTGTACTATTATTTTGTGCAGGTCCAGTCATTCTACCGCCTACTCTATCATCACCAACAGGATTAAAACTACTTACAGCTTCACTTGGTCTAAGTTCTGCAATTGCACCATCTTTAATTTCTAACACAAAGGTCATTCGATGATTCAAATCACTTGTTCCACCATAACTTCCGCTGGCTCCTGTAATGGTATAAGTAATTATAAGATCATATAACTTAGCATCAAGTGCTTCAGTTTCACCGTGATCTAACTTGAGTACAAGTAATCCCTTATCATAATCTTCAGGGATTAAATTTTTAGTAAGGACAGTTGATTTTGTTGTCCTATCAAGCACAGTTGCAGTGTAAGTTTTATTATGCAACGATTGAGGTTTACCATCTGTATTTTTAACAAAAAAGTCGAAGTCAACATTAAGTCCTTTATATGCACAAAGATATTTGTGATTGTCAGGCCCGTAGTAGGTAGTGCCACGTCTTTGTGGTATAAGTATTTCTGCTCGTTGATTGTAATCGTAAAGTGTTCCTTGGTACATATGTCTAATCCTTACAAGTATTTATTTGGATAAGTAAAAACAATGAACAACGTTCCTAAAAAATATCAAGATTTATTAGATGAATTTCCATTTTTAACCCTTGTTAAGTACGGAGGCAATGAATATGTTGGTATTATACAAAATAAAGATAACAATTTGGTTAGTATGTACAATTACGAAAGTATTAAAGATGTAGAAGCTAAAATGGAGTTCTTAGAACTAGGCGAAGAATGGTGGTGGGGAACTAATCGTATGATTCCTATCAATATCATTTTTAAGAATGCTTTCGAACAGTATAGAACTAGTTTAATCACTTTTAGTATAAAAGATTTTGAAATACTACATGGACCTTGTATTAGTCTTAGTGATATAATGCAAAAAAGAGTAAAAAGACGTAATATACAATTGATTAGAAAAATCTAATAACCTAACTGTTCACAAATTAAATTTATATGCACAATGACTGCCATTGCATAACTGACTGCATGGGCTTTCTTAAAGTAGTAAGCCTTGTTATCATTTATGGGTTTTACCCAAACTTCTTTCATTATAGTTTGCCACCCTTTGTCCTGTAGATGGCGTTTTGCTGGTCTAATTATTGCTAGTGTTGCCGCCAATTGTTCTACAGACGTTGGTTGCAATTGTTTTAACAAGCTATCATGTCCACTCAAATGAAAAACTTTGTCAACAAAATCTTTGTGTTCTAAAAGTTCCCAAACTGGTTCTTTTTCCATCAGATGGTTTAAATGATCATCATCTTTAACATCTTTGTATATACTAAGATTAAGTAAATCTAATTTAAAAAATCCCATATCATCTGCATCTGTGTGTTCAACAGTACAAATGTTTGTAAACGGATTGCTTGGTACTCTATGAAAATATACACCAGTGTTGTGTTTACGTTGCTTTAGCCTAGCTGGTACATGTTTAAAATGTTTTAGTGCTTCATTTCGATCTGCAAAATCTATATCAATATCAGGTAGTGCCATCTATCATCTCCTGTACAAAATATGCATCATGTGGATTAAGTTGTCTTTTCTTTGCCCAATAATCTGCATCAATACTATTAGCAATTCTTGTCACACAATCATCAGGCATGTTTGCAATAGCTGTTTCTGCTCGCTTACTAGATATAATTATCCAAGGTGATATCTTACCCATTTCTATCCACTCTGCAATAAGATAACCACTTGCACGTTCCCAAAATTCTGAGAAATATTCTGTCGTATTTGCATTTTCAACAAAACGCTCTAATGCACGTTCTACACTTTCACGTTTACAATGATCTTTTACAAACAACAGATACATTCTGTCAGTGGGCCAATCTTTCAATTTAACTTTGTTTTTAATCAACCAACGTGTAAATTGTTCTTGGTCAATTACTTTTATATTCAAACAGTATGCACCAAACTTTACAAAGGCTGTATAGTATTGACTGTCTACAAAGTCTGTGTATTCTTTTGGTTTGCTTTGCATTTCAATTCTATAAAACAAATCATAACTTGCAAAGCCTACCAAGACATCTTGATTATCTTTTGCTTGCCAACGTCTTTTCTTTTCACAACTGTGAGCCAAGAGTGTGCTTTCTCTTTGAAAACTTTTCTTACAATATTCACATTTGTATGTGCCTACTTTCACACCAATAGTTCCTATTTGTGTTACAATTTGTTCAGCTGTTGTCATCATTAGGCTCCGCTAAACAGATATATCCTTTATGATATTCATGTGCCGCATTTAGATACATTTGTCTTGCTTCTTGTGCCATTTGACAACTTGGCTTGTAATTAAATCTATCTTCTGGTTGCACTGTTATATTCCCGTCTGCATGAGCTGTTACTAATAATAATATCCACCATTTCATTTAAATAACTCTTTGATTTGTTTTTTATCCATGCCCATTTCTTCAGCTAAGTCTTTAAAGTTTAGGACATCATTTGTACTTACCAACAAATCAAGTTCATCGTCATTATATATAGGATACAATTCTTGCAACCATTTAATTAGTTTACCAGACTTACCTTTTCGCTGTTTGCTAGGTGGTATCCATGGATGGAATTGTGTAGTACCCAACCCAACGCACTGTAACAACTTATGTTGCAGTTGAGGTTCACGTCTTAAGATGTTATAGTGCTTGTTTACAAGCTCATTTGTTAATGCAAGATAATGATGTTCTATATCTGTATTACGAGTTTGTACTGCACTAGTATATCGCATTAATACAAAGATGCCAACTTTCTTTTGTTCTTCTTCAGTCAAACTATCCCACCAACTTCTATCACGTTGGTCTATAGCTCGCATCTCTTCTTTTATTGTTAGTTTATTCATTTACGTTTACCTACTTTGTATATGTAAATAATTTCTTCTGGGTCTGTATATTCTCCCTCAGGGCAAATCGTAACTTTGTTTTTTTCTAGCCATTCTTTTATTGCTTTAGCATCTTCTTTGGTTTTTTTGTCTTTACTCATACTCTTCATTTCTCTTTATGTCTTGTGCTATCATGTCGTATATACTACTGTAACACCATTCACAAAATGTAACTGGTAATATACCAAAGTAGCCTTGTATGCCACCTGCATCTTCGTCATATTCACTACTACATATACTGCAAGTGTCTTGTGGTTTAAGTGGATCTTCTTCTACCATAGTCCCATCACCCTTCCGTTACCTACTATTATAAAGCCACAAGTGCAAATATGCAAGACAATCCAGAAGGTTCTGAACCATAATGCTTTATGAACATCATCTTGTGTAATAGGTAAAAACTCTGGTTTGTCCTCATCATTGACACCAACTGGCATGCCAACGGTTCTACTCCATAATTTTAACCAACGCCTTTGACCACTCATTCTTTTACAACAAAATCTTCTAAACATACAAATCCAACTCCAGGATTTGCTTCTTGTTCTAATATTACTGCATCAGTGTAACATTCAACGTTACTGTTGTAATAATTAATTGCAGTGCCACCAACATCTCCAGCTGGACTTAAATTTACTGCAACTAAGATATATCCAATTACTTCTACCATAAATCCTCCGTGCTTAATACATCTGGTATTTTATTTGTATCCTTAACAAAATATGCACATGGACTATTATCTTTTTGTCCTAGTGGTACTGCAAGAATATGTCCAAACTTTAGTTTTGGAAAATACCATTTTACTTCTTGATAAATGTTTACTATTTCTATTTGTTCAAAGCTGGGCAAAAATCCAGTAATAGGATTGAATACAAATGCCGCAAAGCCTCTATCATTTAAACTTGTAACAGGCAACACTTCTGGATCGCCAATGCTTGGATCACATACTATCAAACTCCAATCTAAAGGTACCCTAACTTGCTTTTGTCCTACTTTCAAAACAGCGGCTGGACTATTAAAACTTTCTAAAAATACTAAAGGAACAAATATGTAGTCTGCTTCTTTAGGATTGCTGTAATCTAATACACAATATCTGATATCTTCTATTTCTTCTGGAACAAAATCTAAATCATATGTAGTATTGTCTACTGTTAATATTTTTGTCATCGGTATTCAACTTTCTCTATGTGAAAGGGATACTTGGCTTCTCGATAAAATTTCTTTCGCTCAGTCAAATGTCTCTTACTAAATTTTGCACTTGATGTTATATCCCATATCTGCACATGATCCTTGTCTTGTGCTTTACGTATGCCTCTACCAATACTTTGTATAACCCTAACAAAACTTTTACCTGGCTCTACGAGTACAAGATTAAAAATACGTGGAATATTAATACCAACTGCCGCAACACCATATGTTGCTACAATAATTTTATTATTGGCTTCACTAACTTCGTCATATTCATCTTTTCTATCTTTGCTTTTCATTGAACCACTAATAAAAACTGTTTCGTCTCCTAGTCTTTCAAGTAATCCTTGTCCTGCTTTAATTCTATCTACTAGCACTAGAGTGTTACCTGCTTCGCCTAATTTTGCAATTAGCTCTGCCATGTAATCTAATCTATCTTTATTTGTAGTTAGGTATGTAAGTTCACTCTGATAGTCACCATAACTTACTGTGTCTTGCAACTGTAGTACATTTACTTCACAGTTGGCTAGTACGCCCAAGTCTTGAAGTTCATGAGCACTTAAACTGTTGGTTACTTCGCCCAATGATATTTCAAGACTTAGTCGTTCATGTTCTGCTTTGGGTATTGTTCCTGTTAGTCCCCAACGTATTGGGATATTACTAAATGCACCAGTTAGCAGTTTCTTTAATACGTCTGCTTTAGCTTGGTGTACTTCGTCTACCATAACACAAACAACACCCTCTGCAAAATCGTGTAACCCGCTATCGCTTAGTCCGTCTCTGAATCTTTTTTCCATTATGTTTAAACTCTGCCAAGTACATATGGTGTGAGTTCGTCCCGCTTCTTTTCTGTCACCGAAATAGACTCCTACGTCAAGACCCAAATTAATATAGTCCGCTTCTGTCTGCGTAACTAGATCCTTGTTAGGGACAATGACGATCGTTCGACCATAAGGTTCACACTTATAACTCAGTGCCGCCGTAATTAATGTTTTACCAGCACCTGTTGCAATCTCCTGCAAACATTGTGGCGTTTGCAAAAACTTGTTAATTACTTCCACTTGATAATCTCGTAATACAATTGGTTTACCTGACGCAGGATGTTTTTCAGGCCAAACCTTATCACTAAACATATCTTCGGTTACCAAATCAAAACGGAAATCATGTGGCTGTCTATTATCCTCTATTTCAATATTATAGTTTTCCTCATCTAGTATAGGCAAAATTATAGGCAAGCAGTTTATAAATGTTGCTCCACCCATAGTAAAATATCCTACACACCCATCCCATCTACCAAGTTTGTATGCCGGTACATGATATGCATAAGGTAAAAAGAATTTTAATTTCTTTTCCAAAGTGCGACGAGTAGACAACCCAAGTCCTTCAAACTTGCAATTGACCTCATCTTTGAGGATTAGTTTTGTATTCATATGTTGATTATATGCTCGTTTTTATAATCTGTCAATAGCGAGGTACACTAGCTTTTGCTTGTAAGTCATTACATCTATTTTCCATAGCTTGTAATTGCATCTTTAGTTCTGAGATTTCAGCACGAAGTTTTTCTATTTCACTTTCTTTTTGCTTTAACTCTTCTAGTCCTCTATAACCGTATTCTGTATATCCGCTCATTTATCCACTCACATAAGTTTTTCCATCAGGAAACTTTGCATAAAAGTTTTTCTGCTCGTATATTCTACCTAATACTTCTTGTATTTCATGCATTTCTTTTCTAAGTTCTGCTGATGTTTCACCTTGGGCTATGGCTAGTCCTCTCCGTCCTGCTTTTGCTCTCAAGGCGTGTTCTATAATTTCTACATCTCTGATTGATAATTTAAAGGTTGTATTTGGCTGAGTCAATTTCATTCCCTTCGTACTACTTATAAAATAAGAGGACTAGTAAGATTTCTTACTAGCCCTCCAAGTCCTAACTGGTGTGAGTGAGAGTGACGCAGACAGAGGAGTACACCAGTTAGTATCGATAACTTAATATTGTAAGTCGTCAGTTATCGAATTCTTTAAAGCCTTTTCATACAAGTGGACTCTGCATAACTCTTCCACTTGTTAGCATTCATTTTCTTAAGGTCGGCAATTTTGAGCACCATTCTCAAACTCATCTCCCTAAGTTTATTTTTGTTAGTGTAGATGTAATCCATAAGTTCTTTCTGTTCTTGTTCACTGAACTTGTAAGTATTCAACATACCGTCAGCTACAATTTGTTTACATCTCAAAAACTTGTCTCGCATTGTATCCAATGTAAGATCCAAATAGTGACATCTGGACATTATCGCATCTAGGTGATCTTTTAGTTTACCTCGTGTCCTTTCGAACTTAACGTTGGTAATAAAAATGATCGAACCTTTAAACTCGAACTGATCCGGAACACCATTATTAGCAAGTGCTCTACTTTCTGACCTCCAGCTCAATGTTCGCTTAGGGCTACTATCTAGTGCCGCCTTGAGCAAGTTCAAACTCAGTTCATCATACAATACACTATCACAGTCATCTAACACTAGCACACTACCATCAGCACTGTAATCATATAGCAACTGGTAAAGTCCAATTGGTGTCGCCGCACCTTTTTCAACTCCAAACCTTCGCAAGCTATCCTGGCTCAACTTCTTCATAATGCCAGCTTCTTTGAGTACTTTCTCAACTCCAAACGATTTACCAACACCTGGAGGTCCAGTAACTACCATACCGCGAACGACCCCATCACATGAAGCATAAGTCATGTCTTCTAGGATCTCAAATCGCTCCCGCAACCTATCGATGATCTGATCATCTGTTTCTGGCTCGGCGGCTTCACCAGTCACAACATTCTCACCGTCTTCCATATAGTCGAACTCACTTTTATCAACTACCTTTACACGAATGGATCGGTCCGGGAATCCAGGCACTGCACTACCATCAACTGTAACGAAGTTACCTGTTTTACCTTGCTTGTAATCTTTAACTAAAGGAAACACAACGTCCTTTACATTAATATTTCTATACGTACCATTAGCAATACGAACTTGTTTTTCTGTTGTCTGCATTAGTTTCTCACTCCTATTTTTAACAACTTATATATACATGATAACATCAACTGCGGATATGTCAACCTTTTTATTGTTCTATTTTGACATAATTCATTACAGTTTCTTTACAATTACTGAATTTGCTGACATCATGTGTCTTAACCTTTCCAGTAAGTAAAACTCTTTTGCCTTCTAAAATACCAGCAATATCTGGTTCCCTATTGAAGAAAAACTTAACAATGTTTCCATCATCATTAATACAGGTCACCAAATGAATATTAAATTTGGCAATAAACTTCACATCTTTTACATCTACTGTAAATTTTAAACGTTCGCCAACTTTTCCAACAAATTCGCTTGTCTTACGATTTGCTTCAAAAAAGTTATCTAAACCTTGTCTTTTTTGTAAAACTCTAAAACTATTAGGAAGGCTTGCTAGAACTGCAACACCAAAATTATTAGTAGTTTCATTGCCAATTGCATTTAGTACACTTTGTTCAAAGTCATTGAGTGTACCCATTAGTTTTTTGGCAACCAATTCTTGTTTGAACTCGTCTATAATTTTGTCAGCTTCAGCTTTGGATTCATTGCTGATAACAATATCTTCAGCTTCAGGAAGACCTTGCATAAAATTAAGAATACAAGTTTTGTTATCGTCTATACGTTTATCTTTTATACTATCAAAGTAACCAAAACCGCTTTTTACAAAACCTTGAGCTTTGTCTACTTCAATAGCTAGTTCTAAGACTTGACGTGAATTATATTGTGGTTTCTGTCTACTCATATTCTTGTCCTCTTTTTTAGCTTATGTATTGACTATAACACCAAGATGTCTTATTGTCAACCTAATAATGCAAGAATAATTACAAAAATTACAAAAGCCCAGCCTGCTCTGTTTATAAAACGTAAGATAGGATTTTGTTTTGGGGTGGGTTGGCTGTAGAGGAAATGATGCATCAAATCCTCTTCAGCTTCTTTTATTGTTAATTCGTCAGTTTGGCGCATACTAAACTCTTACCAGTTGGAGTGTCGATGGTTATAGCTGGCAACTTTGGGTCGACTTCTCTACATTCGATTTGTTGCCAAGTAAAACCATCTGCACGTTGAATATTAACTGTTTCTAAGAATTCTTTATTATCAACTGACCATAACGCCATGAATATAAACATTCCTAATGCCATTTGGTTTCTCCTTTATAATACTAATTATGCATCATTTTGAGAATAAGTCAAGTTGTTTTGTATAATTTTTTACAGTATCAATAGTCATTATACCTTCTATCCAATTTTCAGCGGCATCTCTGACATAATGATAACTTTTGTCAGGATATTCGATTGCTCCGATAATTTGATCATGTTCGTAAAAAGTACATTGTAAAAATTCACTGTCTATAAGATTAATAACTGCACGTCTGGTTTCGCTTTGGAAATCATTGTAAAATGCCATAGTATGCTTCTCCTGTCAGAATTTGAGTGTATCCAGAAAAGGATATTAATTATGTTATTTAACTAAGATTGAAAAAATTTCTCAATCATTTCAAGTCGGTCATTAGCGGCGGCTAATTTATCAAGCTCTGCAATAACTGCCTCAGTGACATCGGAGTGTTCTCCGATGCCAGCTGGCATTGTCTTGTAGACTTCAATGTTTGCTCTGTGTACGGCAACTTCACCTTCAGCTTGCTTTTTAGCGGCTTCTATTAATGCGTCTCCAGCTTTCATTTATTTTCCTATTTTTTAATTGATATTTTATTCGTGTTCGCCACCTGGATCATTTGCATCCAGTTGGACTTTTTGTCCATTTACATACATGTTTTGTCTTGCTCTTGGAAAACTATGGTAACCATCTTTCAATCTAAAAACTGTATCATTAAGACTTTCTGGTCTTTTGTCAGCTTCATTGAATACAAAGTATGTTATGACACAACCACTAATCAGTACTATGTGTGCGAAAGCACTTACTGTAAAAGCTGTCATACTTTCCATAATCATAATACCAAAAATTGCACTCCACATAAATCCTAGTATTGAAAATACCATGTGTGCTACTCTTGGGTCAAGTTTACGTAATGGTGAATGTTCAATTGTCATTACACTACGCCATCCTTCTCTTGCAACTTCAATTATTGCAAACGGGGGAAATGCTTTATAACTGTTTTTATTGTTCATATTTTGCTCCTCGTTTTTTCCGCTTATTATTTATACCAATGGTGCGGGCAAAGGGATTCGAACCCTCACGCCATATTGGCCACGGATTTTAAGTCCGTTATGTCTACCATTCCATCATACCCGCCATTGGTGACTCCGACAGGATTCGAACCTGTGACCTACGGTTTAGAAGACCGTTGCTCTTATCCACTGAGCTACGGAGCCGTTTATATAAAAAAGGAAGGAATTATCCTTCCAATTTTTTTTTAGTTTGGCTTCTAGATCTCGGCATGCAACTGTTTTAATCTAGTAACTTAGCCTACCCTTATATGGGCGACACGGCCCGCCTTTGTAGGTACCAAGTAATTACTTCTGAACGTAAGGTACGTTCCAACTACCAACGTTC